ATTGGCTGTAAATCCTCCACTATATCCTGTTATAAATGATAACCAACGAAATCCTGGATCAATACCAGGACCAAAATTAATTCCACGGTATCCAGGAACTCCACTCTGGTCAAGAGAGTCAAATTGATAAGCAACTATCGCTCGATCTTGGATGAGATCAACCATTTCAGTTACACCAAATTTGTCACTAAATAGAGCAAATTCAGAAGTTAGAACAGATCTAGGAAAAGGACTAAATCCTTGTGATGCTTGCAAATTTACTTTTAGAGAATTACTCATAGAATTTCCTTCGGTGCATAAATACCTTGTGCTAATCGTATATATTAGGAGAAACCGCTAATGGAAAGAAATCATGGAGCAGGAAAGGGCGACCAGTATCGCCCTGTGGATTACCAAAAGTGGTCGGAAAATTGGGATGCCATATTTGGTAAGAAATCCCCAAAAAAGAAGCCTGTAAAAAAGAAGAAAACCAAAAAGGCTTGACTTGTGTGCAGTGATAGTGTATACTCTTGTGCAACACATAAAGTCCTCGTAGCATAATAGGATATTGCAACGACCTTCTAAGTCGTAGGTTAGTGGTTCGAATCCACTCGGGGACGCTTGAGCACTTGTAGCCCAATGGCAGAGGCGGTAGATTTAGGTTCTACTTAGTGTAGGTTCGAGTCCTATCAAGTGCATTACTAAATACAAGCATACAAGGAGAACCGTATGCTATCATTTACTAAATTTGGGGAAACGCTGCTATTACAGGAAGCCGAAGACAAGGCTTCTGGTGGTGTTACCCATCTTACCCACATCGAAGACACAATACTCTTACAGGGTTCCTCTGGCATAAAGACAGCGACAGATTACTTACAACAAGTATTGGAACTTTCGGATGAAGCAGAGGCTTCTTTTTGTGTTACAACAAAATTTGACGGTGCTCCTGCCATTATTGTTGGAATAAATCCTGAAAATGGTAAGTTTTTTGTTGCCACAAAGTCTCTTTTCAATAAAACTCCAAAGATAAATTATACACCAAAAGACATAGACCAAAACCACCCTGTTCCTGGTCTAAATGAAAAACTAAAGATTGCTCTGAAAAATTTAAAAAACTCTGGAATTCGTGGAATTCTTCAGGGAGATATGCTCTTCACAAATGAGGATCTCAAAACCGAAGAGATACACGGAGTAAAATACCTTACATTCCGTCCAAATACCCTTACCTATGCCATTCCTGCCGACTCCTCTATCGGTAAAGAGATAGCAAAGGCAAAAATGGGTGTTGTTTTTCATACAAAGTACACTGGTGATACGATTGCAAGCCTATCGCCTTCTTTTGCTCCTGACATATCATACTTGAAGTCTAATGCTTCTGCGTGGATTATTGATGCAAATCTACAGGGAGGATCTGATGGTACAGGTTCCTGCTCTCTCCCTGCGAATCCCTTAGAAAAGAAAGAAATACAGATACTACTTGCAAAAATAGAAAGAACAGGAGCGAAATCTGCAAAATTCTTGGACTCTTTACAGAAAAGTAAGGGTCTTGTGGACGATCTAATGATATACATAAATTCGAATGTGCGACAGGGAGTTGCACAAGGCTCCAGTAGCGGATTTCTTTCCTATATGAAAGAAAAGATAGAAAAGACCGCTGTTGGTGTGAAAAAGGATGATGCAAGACAAGCAAGAACTGCCGCCGCCAAAGCCTTGCTAGACTCTATAGAGTCAAATTCTAACAAATACGACAGCCTCTTTGCCTTGCACCTCCTCATTTCACAAGCCAAACTTTTGGTTATAGACAGGCTCCGCCGGACCAAGATGCGTTTAGATTCATTTACACAAGAAAACGGAACATATACAGCGTCACCCCCCGAAGGGTTCGTGGTGGTGAACCGAATGAACAACCGTGCATATAAACTCGTAGATCGACTAGATTTCTCAAGAAAGAATTTCAATTTGCCGAAAAACTGGAAAGTATAGATATCCCTACCTCGGTGATGGGGAAACAGAATTAGAAAAAGGGGAAAGCCCGGGGCGGGGAGTCGAAGTAAAAATCGACTCCCCTTCTTATTTACTATATACGATAAGAAATACCGAGGTTATCTTATGGCTAAAAAAAGAGCAGTTGTAATTACATTTGGACGCTTTCAGCCCCCAACCATAGGGCATGAAAAACTTATCAATGCCGTGATCGCTCATGCCCAAAAGATGGGGGCAGAACACCGCATTTATGCCTCACAATCATTCGACGGTAATCGTCCAAAAGCAGCGATAAAGAATCCACTACAGTACAGTGACAAGATCAAGTTTATGCGAAAGATGTTCCCAAAGGCAAACATTGTCATGGGAGACAATGATACAAACACCTTTATGCGTGTCCTGTATCAACTTCAGAAAGAAAAATACACCACCGTTCATATAGTTGTAGGCGATGATCGTGTTCCAGAGATAACAAAAACTGTCAAGCAGTATTTGGGCAGCGATGATCCAGAGACAGGATTGAACTTTGAGGACTTCAAGGTTGTGAGTGCAGGAAAGCGTGATCCCGAAGCCGAGGGCGTAGAGGGCATGAGTGCATCAAAACTCCGTGCCGCCGCCGCCGAGAATGATTTCAAACTATTCAAAAAGGGTATGCCGTCAGGGTTCTCTGGAGCAAGAGAACTATTTGATGCAATAAGAAAAGGACTGGAAAGACCAATGAAACCAGAGAAGAAATCCAATAAAGCCAAAGTGAACGAAGAACTCCTAAACGAAGTAACTCCTCCTGACGAGAAGTCCGAGCGTCTAGTGAAGAAAGCCAAGGCTAGTTTCAAGGATCGTTACGGTGATGATTGGGCTTCCTATCTCTATGGCGTGGCATGGAAACAGTACAACAAGCGTCACGGCATCAGGACAAAGACCCGCTTGGGTGAACCTATCAGCGAAGCCTACTTTTCCAAAGCAAAAGATGAACCCCAGTTCATACCATCAAAGTATGATTACAATGATTTTTTCAAGATACTAAAGAATAAGAAGTTGCCGTTCGATCAGAATCAGGCAGAGACATCACTTGAATATGTCTTTGCGTTGTCGTTCAATCCCAAGTCCCAATACCACAAGTTTGTTAAAGATACTGGACAACTGATGAGTGAGGCAGAAAGGCATTACAAGAAAGCAATGGGGATCGGTCTAGCGGAAGGTGTTGATGCACTCAACGAAGGTGGAATGAAGGGAGCACTAGAAGATTGGCTCTACGATCTTCCAAAGAAAGTCATAGCCGAGATAAAGAACAAGTTTGGAAAGAAATTGAAGGCGGCTGACATGGGTGGATCAATTGTTATTGACGATCCAACCCGTGAAAAGATTCGCCAAATTCTTGTTCGCAACAGGGTGAAGCCTCTCCTTGGAGACAAGAACCATGCCGAGGGAACTTCGGCAATCATCATGTCTTTCCATACTTTCCACGGAGACTTGGATGAAGCAACAATTAATGAAGGTGCAGTTAAAGCATCTATCGAAGATTGGATAGAGAGTCTTCCAAAGAATGTTGTAGCCGAACTCAAGAAGAAGTTTGGGAAAGAACTCAAGGCGTATAATGAATACGGTTCATCTATCAGAGATCAACAAACCATCAAAGGCATCCAAGCAATCTTGGTTAAAAATGGTGTGAATCCACTTTTTGATGGTGACAAAAAACACCATCAGGGAGCCTCGGAACTTCTTGTGTCATTTCACTCCTTTCATGGAGATTTGAAAGAGTCCCTTGAATTGGATGAAGGTACTGCAAGATATGAATTGTCTTTGCCAGAAATACGACACGAATATATCGAAAGACAAGGACTTGATCGAATCAGCACAGTAGGCACACAAACCATAAGTGTGTATCCTATACTAAAGAATGGCAAGAAAGTAGGATATCTTAAATACGAAGATCGTTATGGATCTCTTTCTGGAGAATTGCACGGAAGGAAATTATTTAAGGAATACGAATATCCACCAAGAGGAGATGTATACTCCTGGTTCTCTAAATTCATCAAGAGCAGCCGTGGTAAAAAGTTTGTAAAGGAGTCCGTTGAACTGGACGAAGGTTCTTATGTTCATTCCCGTGCAGAACTCAAAGCCGCCATAAAGGGTTCAAAGGAAGAGATAAAGTCTCTTACGATGAAACTGAAGATGTTGAAAAAGGCTGGTTTGAGCAAAGAGAGCATAAAAAAGGCTGAAGACGATATACAGTTCTGGCAGGACAATCTTGCCGATGCCGAAGAGCAACTCAAGAGCATGAAAGAGTCCCTTGACTTGGATGAAGCCACAATTCCCCGTGATGCACAAATTGTAGACAGAAACAAAGAAGAAAAGACTGTTACCCTCAAGTGGAACGATGAAGACGGTTGGCATGAGGAAGAAGTACCAGAGGATGAGGTTCCTGGATTCTACGACCGTGCAGCCGACCCCATGAAGAAGCGCAAGACTGACCGCTTTGGCAACATAATGAAGACTCCAGCAAAGGGAGCCGAGAAGAAGACCGAAAAGGCTATGGCTGCAAACACAAAGAATGCAGAGGAAATCCTTGATATCTTTGATCGTAAGCCCATGAAGACCCCTATCACCATATACGGAAAGAAATGGGGCAAGAGAGATGAATACGAAATGGTTGTCTTGAAGAGGTTGTATCAGGGGGATGAAGTATTTGTTGTGAAGTCTAGTGGAAGATTTGTTGAACTTCGTCCAACTTCTGCTGGATTACAAGTCATAGATGTTAAGACCAAAAAGATTCTACTAGATAAGGGTAACGACGCAACTTGGTGAGAAAAATGAAAAAACTCAAAGAAGCCAACGATTCTTGGGGAGCCATGCTTCCTGTAAACATAAACAAAGGTTCTATCCCAAAGATGAATCTTGATGCTCTCTATTCTGAAGAGGATATGTTTAGAATTTACGACATCTCTTCTCCAAAGACAATAGAGTTGCTTGGACAGGTTCTACAGAGTTCTCTCATTGAATATGCAAATCCTGTTGCTCCTCTTTCTGCTCTTTCATATCTAAAAATTGCTCTCAACCGAGCAGGATATGATATTGATTTGAGCAGTGACCGTATCCAAGCCCTTAAATCTATGGAATCAGGATATGTTGATTTTCCCCTATTCGCCCGAACATCCCCCCTGTATCCTTATCAGATAGACCAAACCTATCCTGGTTATCGTGTCGAAGACGATGGAATCCAATCAAAACTAGGATACAAGTTGACCATAAGAATCCATGTAACCCCTTCTGTTTTTGCTGATCCTTCTTCGAATATTGAATTTTCAAGCAAAATTCTAGATGGAGAGATAATACCACAAGACGACTGATAGGACAGTTTATGATGAAATTTGAGTCTTTGACGAATGAGAACTATATCATGTATGCCATGAAGCACTATACCAATCCTGCTTGTACAGGCATTGAAGAGTTTCACGAAGACATGAATAGACTCAAATACATCAAAAAACTGTTTCAGGTATATCTCAATACTGATGTTTTAAAAGAAAGACTCATACTCAACCATATAATTATCTTACAGAATGTCTTCGGAATAGAGTGCTCAAGCAGGATACTGTTTCACAGGCTTCCTCCACAAATGCACTCTGTTTTGAAGACATTCTTGGTTTTTCTCAATACACTACCCCAATCACAAATACCAGAAGCAGATATCATATCAATACCATTAGATCAGAAGGTAGTCTCCATTTTAAGAAATCTAGGTAAAGTCTAACCCAGTCCGCTCCATACATACAAAAGAATGGAGGAAACATGGAAGGCTCTTTACCAGTAACAAACACCACCGGATTCCCAACAACACAGGAACCAACAATACCACCCCAAAAGCCAGAGTACTTTGGAGGTTGTCGTGTCTTTGATGTGACAAATGATGAGTATACAAAACTCATGCGTGGAACCAAAAAATGGGAAAGATGGGGGAAATACTTTGACGCAACGGAAAAGGGTACAACCTCTCACAAGATAAGAAGATACCTCTATAAGAATCCCTCAAAGACAATATGCTTAAGAAACACCATGTCTCAAGAAATGGTGTACTTCAAGCCTCGGAGCAAGAACGATTGAGCAGAATATCCGACATAGCGTCAAGACTAAAAGCACAATCTGACTCTGCAAAGCAGAGCAGTTCTGTTATTAATCCAACCAGATTTGAATCTGATTTGGTTGCTGCTCTTCTAAAAAAGACAGACATATCCAGTTATCAATCATCCGCTGCAATGGCGGTTGCACAGAAGTGTGCAGAGAATATTGAACTAGTATCTGGCGCAGTCAAGGGAGCAAAAGTACACCAAAACAAAAAAACTAGTGATGGGGCAAGTGTACTCTCTCCCATATACAAGACCTATATGTGTGATGATGGAAAGTGCAATGGAGATCCTAAATCAGATATTGTGATTTCTTCCCAACTAAATGGAAAAATGCGTGTAAGCATGAAAAAAGAGGGAGATGCACAGGTTGCATCGGCAAAAGCAGGAGAAGCCAATGCTGTTATCTCTGCTGCCCTCGGTCAAAACAATGAAGCGGTCAAAGCCGTTCGCAAGGTCATATCTTCTGTATTATCAAAAGAAAACTATTACACCCTTCGTAGTAAATACGGACAAAAGGACTTCGACTCCTCTCTTTCTGCTCTACTAGGACTGAAAGCAGGATCGGGTATTCCTTCTGTTGCTCAAATGAGGGCTGTTCAGAAATTCCTACAGATGTCTGGTATAAGACCAGCAATAACTCAAAATATCACAAACTTCATGGCATCAGCCCCTATCAGGAAGAAAATCTTCAAAGAGTTTGCTTCAGGAGAAAAACGGTACATCCCATCAGAAAAAGATAGAAGTGCTGACTGGTTTATGATATGGAATGAAAAGGGCAACCTTCGCATATGGGACATTGATGAATTCATTGACTCGCATTTTAGTGCATTTCGTATGAACATCCGTGATCGTGGAGAAGAAGGCGGTGGATCGCTCCGTGTGGACATAAGAGAAACATGGGAACTCTCTCCACAGCAATACTCGGCTTTTATGATTATTGAGAAGGCTTTGCACCAAGATTTTGAGTATGCTTGCCTTACAGAAGGTGTTTTGGATACAACCGTAAGTCTTATCAAATCGGCAGGAAGTGCTGTTGCTAATGCATACAAACAGTTCATAAGTGTCGTAAAGGCAGTTTTAAGTATGATTGCTCGCCTGTTTGCAAAAGGTATCGCAGCCGTGCTTGAATTTTTCGGATTAGAAACTACAGAAATATCATATTCATGGTAAAAGGAGATAAAAATGGATGAGTTACCAGATGTACCAGATCTAGAGATACCCGATCTTGAGTTAGAAGACTACAAGGAACCAGATTCAACGGAACAATGCGTTGAAGACCAAAGCGGTGGTTCCCATGTGTTTGCATGGATTGGTTCAGGTCAAGGTGGAGGTCGTCTTGCAAAGGCTTTCTATGACCGTGGCTACAAGAAGTGCATTGCCGTAAATACTTCAAGACAAGATCTAGACCGCTTGGACATTCCTGCTGCACAGAAAATGCTCTTGGATATCGGTGAAGAGGGAGCAGGAAAAGACATGGAGCGTGGTGCATCTGCTGCTATGAAATACAAGCAGCAGATTTTTGATCTTATGCGTAAAACATATGGAACAAAAGTTGACCACATTATGGTTTGCATTGGTGCAGGAGGCGGTAGCGGTAGCGGATCTTCACTTGTGCTTATCGACATTGCAAAGAAGTACATGAAGTTCATCGGACATGACAAACCAGAAGAGCGTGTAGGTGTTGTGATGTCTCTTCCCACCCGTGGTGAAGCAGCCTCTCCAAAGGTTTCCTTCAATGCATATCGTGTGTTGAAGCAAGTCGGTGGACAAGCAGAACGGAAAGAGATCTCTCCTCTTATCATTCTTGATAACTCAAAGATTGAAAAGATGTACAAGAATCTTACAGTCAAAGAGTTCTGGTCAACTATAAACAATACTGTATCAGGACTATTCCATATCTTCAATGTGCTTTCTAAACACGCTTCCCCATATACCTCTTTCGACCCAACAGACTATGCAACCGTGCTTCGCTGTGGTGGAACAATGGTCATGGGTGTTTCTAAACTCGATCCTGTTAAAAGTGATGGTGACAAAAAAGAACCAGCACACGAAACAAAGATTTCTGGAGCAATCAAGTCTAATGTAGACAAGACCTTGCTTGCAGAATTAGATATTTCAGAAGCAACCTATGCTGCTTGTTGCGCCGTTGGTGGCAAGGAAATAATGGAGAATACACCAGGATTGATGGACAGTCTTTCCTATGGATTCGATACACTGTCTTCACTATGTCCGAGTGCAACTCTGCACCGTGGCATCTACGAAGACGAAAAGCCCACACTTCGTCTTTACACGCTTATCTCCGGTCTGAAGATTCCAAAGAATCGTCTAGAACAGTTTGCAGCAAATATTCGTAAGGAAGAACTTGATGGGTTCAACGCAAAAGACCCATTCAAGGAGGCAAACTAATGATACCAACCGAACTGATAACACTCATTGGTGGAAGTGCGACGGGATTTATCTTCCGTCACATGGCTGAGAAGCGTCAGGCCGAAAAAGAAGCGTTTGATCGTCTGTTGACTGCTAATAAGCGAACAAATGACAATCAAAATTCTGCCGTAAAGCGAGTACCTGTTGATGCAGGAAAAACTGTCAGACAACTCATAGTGCTGATGGTTCTGTTTGGGACTATTGCAGCACCTTTTGTCTTGCCATTCTTTGGCATACCAACGGTTGTAGAAGTAGAAAAGACAAATCCCGAATGGGTGTTTGGTCTGATTCCAGAATCAACAGAGGTGGCATTCCAAACAGTTAATGGATACCTGTTCACACAAGAAAACAGACAAATTCTATTGAGTATTATCGGTTTCTACTTTGGTTCAGCCGCCGCAGGAAATAAATCATAAGGAGTTCTATATGAAATCATTTGCTATAGTATTAGGTGTTTCTCTCTTGTTTTTTCTTGCTTCGTGCAAGGCTTCTCTTTTTCAAAGTGTTCCAACAATGGAAAAGAGTCCAGATACCCTAAACAAACCCACAGTTACGGTTGTACCTAAAGATACAAAGTCCGAAATTGCAAAGGGATCTTGGGTAAAGACTGATCCAGATGAAAAGACAACTGTTCTTCTTGAAGAAGATACAGTTGCTTTTATCAAACCACAACCAGCAAATTCTGAAGTGGCTGATCTTTCACCAAAGCAATTGGATACAGTCAAACCACAAGAGATTATCCTACCAAAGAGCACAGAGGTCATACTACCAGGAAATACTTATTTGCAGACTTCGGATTCTGCTGCTGTTGTTCTAGAGGCTGGTTCTGAAGTCACTCTACCAATAGGCACAGAGATTTCTATTACCAAAATTAATTGGTATGCTGTGCTATTCTATTCACTAGTTGTTGTAGGGCTTGCCTGGTACTACCTTCAAGGTCGGAAGCAACCTGAAGACCAGAATGGTGATGGATTCGTCGATGATGACAAAGTAGTGGCAAAGAAGAAATTTTCGGAGAAACAAAAGACTAAGAAATAGATTTCTTCTCAAATAGCCATTTGCAAATCCAATACGAGTCCGCTATATCCGATAGCGGACTTGTTATTTTTCGTGAGCGTTGTTTGATATGGTGGTCAATATTCCACCCTGTCTCGGCTACAAACGCCTCCCAGACTCCCTGCTTGTCTGCATTGCCCTTTCCTGTGGCTAGTTTCTTTGGCTTACTGTTGGATACGAGTTCAAAATTATAACCATAATTCCACATCTTATATTTGAGCAAACCAGTATTCTCACCGATCTTATATACCATTCCTTGTGCAGAAAATGCATAGTCTTCTATCCCTATGGTATCTCCCTCTTTGAGCAAACCTAATGCCCAATCAGATATCTTGTTGAATCGGTCTATATCATCCTGTTCACGATACAGGGGCATATAGTGTCCTGTCACATTTGGAGTGATCCGGTAGCAGTGCTTTTTCTTCTCGGTGAGAAAGTGTATCTGGCAATTTTCGTGATACCAGACAGGCTGTGCTTCATTTGTCTCAAAGATGCACACAGCAGGACATCGGATACTGTAATCAATACCAACTACTCTCATACCTTTATTTATGCAGAAAGCCCCACAAGGGGGCTTTCTTATTATTTATTTTGTTGTCTTATCAGTTGTTCCAAGGTAATTTCTTATTTAACCAATTCCAAAGTGGAACACCGATTAGTGCCCCTGCTGTAAATACAACAATAGTGTAGAAAATAGTGCCAAGAGTTGATGAAAATAATAGTTCCATATTAGAACCTCCTTATCTTTATGTATAGAAAAACACCCCCAAACTACTCAGGGGTGTTTCATCAAATTCATCAAACTATTTTAGTAAAATTAACGACGGCGGCGACTCATCAGACCCGCCATACCAAGAAGAGCAATTGCTCCAGGAGTAGGAGCAGAGAGAACAAATGCTCCACCCGCTGTGTTGCCAATGAATGTAGGAAGTTGTCGCCAATCTCCCCAATTATACTGTCCATTATCATCAGTATACCAGAAGTCTTGAACATTCTGACCTTGTGACCAAACAAATTGATCGCCAGCAGAGTCATTGAGGTGAGCACCAATATTCATGTAATATGAACCAGCAGCGAGTTGAGTCACAAATGGTACATAAAATTCATAAACTGGTTCACCAAAGAAGTTGAATTCGCCTGTATCAACAACAGAAATGTTGCTGATGTTGATATTGGTTGAACTAACTGGGGAACTAAAGTCTGAACTCCACACAATAACTTGGAATCCAGTAATGTTTCCAATACCTTGACCATTGAATCCGTTGGACGAACCCCACCACTTCAATGAAGAAGTTGTGTATGAATCCTCAAGATCAAAACCTTGCGCTCCACTTTGTGCATAAGTGTATGAGCCACTTGACTTATATGCATCGGAGTAGAAGCCAACTGTATCAGCAACAGGATTGTTGACTACTATGAACTCTGCATTTGCTACTGAGCCACACGACACGGCTGCTACAATTCCGGACATTAAGCACTTATTCATCAATACACTCTCCTTTATTTTGTCCCCGCTTTATCCTTCACCATTGAAGAGAGTCTGCGGAGATCGTTATGGACATATACTAACAAGTCTATTTAGCCTGTCAAGAGGTTAGATCTACAATCTCGCACTTATCTCCGCTGCAAGCAAAGGTCTGTGTTCCTGTAGTCTTGTCTTCTTTTTCATACTTTTCTAAAAGCGACCAATCTACATTTTTAGGCATTTCTACAGCCAAAGCAGTATATGCAGTCTTGGTGCAATCCTGATAGGGAGCCTGACGATAGGAGTGGTCCGAATGCGGAAGGAAAGAGATTCCACTGATTTCATCAAAGTGCCTATACACCCATGCTCCAACATCCATCCACTCATGCTCTCGCACAGTGATTGTGATAGAAGGCTTGTGTTCACACCAATGACGCTGATAGGCCAACCACAATTCAAGGTGTTCAATTGCAGAGATATCGTTTCGTGTGATCGAACCCTCTGCTTTCATTGGGAAAGAGAACACCATAACGCTATCAGGCTTCATCACACAAGGCTCCACAGGGAAGCCAAGATCAATCATCATCTGGCACAGCGGATCTTTACGATCCGCACGAACGGTGCGGATGTAGTACTCGTTGTGGCGAGGATGAATTCCAGATGCAGCATCTGTCAACTGTGATACTGTTCCACTGGGCTTTACACAAGTGATAGCAGCAGCAGGATTGATGTGGATTTTCTTTGCCCACTCTTTGTTTGTTGCTACTGCATCCGCCTTCAGCGTCTCAAGAAGAGCATTGAGATCTTCTCCCTGTGTACGCATCATCTTGTTGTCAAGAATTCCTGTAAGAGAAACACCAAGCAGTGCCTCTTCCTCGCAGTTCTTTCCCCAATCACTCGAAAGGTAGGGGAAGTAGGTTAGAGAGGCTTGCCATGTGCCAAGAATAGCAGCAAGTTGAACCTTGCGCTTCAGAGTCTCTGGGGTGTCGTCTGCACGAACAATAACTTCTGTAAGATTGCAGAACTCACGATCACGAAGAATAATCTCTGAGCACGGATTGGTTCCAAACTCATAGGATGGATCACGACGATCTCCCAACTTTGCCACAGTCTTCTGTGCGGCTGAACGATTGAAGATTCCACGCTCTCCACTCTTAGACTTGTAGAGGGAAACCCACTCGTCCATGAACACGCCGATCTCTGGCTTCTCCTTGTAAGCCACAGAGTTGTTCGCTAAAGCCCGTTGTGGATTTGCTTCCCACCATGCTCCTGTCTTTGCCTCACGCATCCGCTCATCTGTGAGATTCGATAGGCTAATAAGAGCAGATCGACGGACTCCTCCGACCACGACAATTTCTGCAATTTTGCATACGATGTCGTGACATTCGATTGATGTAAGTTTGCGTCCTGCCGCTCTCTTAAAAGTATCACAGGTGAATCGGAAAAGATCTTCAAGAGGCTTTGGTCCAGAGGCTCTCCCGCCAAATGTCTTAAGTCTTGCCCCAGCAGGTCGTACCTTAGATAAGTCCCATTTTGGTATCTGACCTCCAATGAGTAGGGAGACAAGTTCCTTGTAAGCCTTAGCCCAACCAGCCTTGGAATCCTGTACGATAATTGTCGTATCCGAATCAGTAAATGCTTCAGCGATTGTAGGAAGTTTTTCAACATATTGACGCTCCACAGAAAAGCCTACACCTGTTCCGCACATGAGAATATAGAGAATCTCATCAAATGCACGAACACGGTTTACGGCAACATATGAACAGTTATAACCAGCGGTGTTGTCACGCTTCAGTGCCTCTCCTGCGGTCATCAGTGCACGCATAGAAGGCATG